ACTGTCCACATCTGTAAACTCCTTTATGACCCTTATCTCCTTGGTACTGGACTCTCTCATCTCACGCACGAAGGGGTAGTAAGCATCGCTGCACTCTATTACAACACTGGGAGCCTCACGCGCTTCTATAGCTGCCTTCATGCTCTCAGTAGATACGGATTCTGCATAGACCACATCAACGATGTGCCACAGCTCTCCGCACTTCCTGCCGTACACCATCAGGAACTTTCCGTCAACATTCGGCATGACATAGCAAAGAGAGTCGCTGTAGTCATTTTGCGTTGCAGGATTGTAGAATGCGATGAAGCCATCCCTTGCATAGAGGTTGCGCTTACGCTTATTAGAGAATGCAATAAATTCTTCCCTCATCAAGTCGCACACAACGTAGCGGAAAGTGTCGGAGAAGTGACCGTGTTCCTCATACGTCTGCATGGTCATCTTGTTCTTTACTCTCGTCTTGAGTATGCCTCCGTTAGCATCCTTCTGAACAGACTGGTAATCCTCCATGGAAACGCGGCAGTTGTCACCGATGGTAATGGAAAGTCCCGGGATGTTCCCCTCAAATATGGCATTGATGAACTCGCCAGACATGCTGACACTCGGATTGGAGGATGCAATCACATCCTCCACTTCAAAGCCTTTCTCATTGAGCGTCGATATGAAAAGGTCATGGAAAGAACGCTTCTCTTCATCAATGTTGTTCGCTGACTTCGTGCTTGCATCACCATGGAGATATACCTTTCCAGCATATCCGAACTTGTGAAGCCTCTCTGCTACGAGCTTGGCAGATCTGCGCACAGTGTTGTTTGGGTTCTCTGCTGCCGTCTCGTTGAACTGCCAAAGGTGTTTGCCGTTGTCGAAATCAATCTGCCAGTATGAGATAGTGATATATGGCAATACGTTGGAGTCTATGGAAAGGTGTATGGGCAGCTTCTCTTTGTACGCTACTGACTGCATGTGTCTGCCTTTGTTGAAGCTACCGAAGAACTCGCTGCCAGTGCGCAGGATTCCCCACTCTCCAAGGGCGTACACATTGTAGTAGTCAGGGTCTTCCAGCCTGTCTTTCTCAAAGTCGGCAATACATTGTTCATCATAGAAGCCGTACTTACCATCTGGAGAGCCTACTACCCAGAAGTTATTGAGGTAGGTGCTCTGTATGACTACGGTATCGGATGGGTGCTGCTCTATCTCTTTGGTGCGGACATTCAGTACACTTTTTGGCTCATTCATCATAAGCCTCTTGACCTTCGTCAGGGCTTCCGGCATCTCCTTACCTCCGATTACTGCCTTCATGGGTATCTCATGGAGCTTCTCTTTGTCCAGGTATTCCTTCTTTATCCAGTGCGTCTCACTGATGGGATTGAAGGTCATAATAATCTGCTGCCCCCTCTTACCACGCAGACGCTTCCTTATCTGCTTGAAGTCCGTAATCTCGAACTCCGAAAACTCTTCAAGCTGTACGCGCTTGTAGTTTGATATACCCTTTATCTTTTCGGGATCGTCAAGACCGCTAAAGTCTATCTTGGCCCCATTGTATATGCACCTGATGCTGTTCTGCGTGAAGCGGAACATCTTGTCTATGCAAAGGGTCTTTGCCGCGACCTTGTAATCCTCATAGATAGTCTTCAAGATGGATGCACCCACTTTTCGCATTACAAGCGTATTCTCCCCGTCATAGAGCGTCTGTATGAGTATCGTCTGGGCAACGCTATAGCTCTTGCCGGAAGATGAGCCTCCATACAGCACAATGAATCTTATCGTCTCATCGTTGAAATACTGGAGACAATAAAATCCATTCGGGTTGAGTTTCTTGTAATTGACTACCATGTTCTACTCTTCGTCGTCAAATCCTATTCTTATTTCCTGCTTTGCCTTCCCGCCTATGTCTATCTGTGTAGGGGCGTTCCAACCATTCCAGGCACCGAGCAATCTTGCGGCCTCTGTCTTACCGTTGAACTCGTAGGACACGACACCCTTATTATTCTTGATGGTCTTCAGGGCGCTTCTTATCCTTTTGGGCATCTGGCAAGGAGATTTCAGGCGGTACTTGCCAGTCTTCTCATCGTAAACATACAACTCCGATGGGTCAGCACTGATAATGTCCATGAGTATTCGTTCTACCCTTTGCCTCTCCACCTTCGATGTCTCTGCGTACTCTCGCTGTATCTCCTTTATCCTTTGCGAAACCTTTGTATCTGAAAGGAGTTGGCTTGCATTGGTCCAGATTGATTCTGGCTTCATGCGTTCCGTGTTGTACGCCATGCGGTAAGCTTCAGATGCTATGCCGGTGTCAACATAGTGTCGGCAGAATGCCTCTTGCTTCGCCGTGAGTGTTCCGTCAGCTATGGTGTTCTTTTGTTTCCGGGTCATGGTTGTCAGTTGTTATAGATGCCTACGATACAGACTGCCTGGTCCTTGTCATGAAAGAGGTCTCTTGTCGCTGTAAGTGTCGTTCCTGTTGTAATGATGTCATCAAAGATGATGACGTTTCTTTCTGGTATGGTTCTTAAGAGGGAGAAGTCAGGGTTAAGCCTGTCTTTGGTGAGGCATTGCACAGCTCCTTTGTAGAATGGTATGCCTTTTGTCTCTGAGATTAACCCGCTCACGCACTCAGAGAAATTAAAGCCGTCGAAGTGCCTGCGCCTCGGAGTCGTTACGATGCACCATCCTTCAAGGTTGGATAAGAGTCGGTCGATGAGGCTGCACGCTCTGTCTGCCATGATACGTGCATGTTCCTCGCTCTGCTTGATGGCGTCAAAGCCGATGCCCTTGCGTGAACGCTTGAAGAGGGAGTAATACAGGTAGTCATGCTTGACATGCAGACGCAAGGTGTCCGTGAAGTCACACATGAGGCACTTCTGCTTCCCGGCTGGCTCCACGGACGTCTCTCTGTCCCAATCGTCCATTCGGACTATCTTGCTTCTCTTTCTCATAGGCACCATGGGACGACTATAGAGGTGAAGCATCCGGTCCTTGCCTGCTGCGTGCCGATGAAGAAGGGTTCTTTGACGCATATTCGGCAGGCTCTTTCACGACTCAGCTGCTTCCCTATATAGTTTCCGCCGCAAAGGTACGAAATAAAGTGACACCTTTCCCGATTTTGAAAAATCTTGATTTCAATGTCATATCTGCCTCAATGCAACCTTGAATTACTCCCTCTTCATCTTGGAGAGCTCGGTGTTCACCAGCTCGTAACGCTTCTCGATGCGGTCGAGCGAGTCACGGATACCGACGAGAGTCTTGCCGACCTCATCTACTTCGCTGGCTACACTTGTAACGTCAGCACCGATGGCCTCCATTTCTGCATACGCCTTGTACTTTCCGGCACCGAGCATGAAGGAGAAAAGTTCATCCTGGTCTTCGGGAACATTCTCCACCTTGAAACGCTCATATCCGTACTGGGCGTTGCGTTCCTCGATTTGCTCGAGCACTTCTCTCTCTGACTTGCCCTTCTCCTGAAAGGCTTCAAAGGAACGGACACTCCTCAGAGAGCCGTCCTTGTAATAGCTGATAACTAATTTCATGTTTTTTCTGTTTTGTAATCTTCAAATAAGTCAAGTTGTCTGGTCGGTTCTTTGTAGTCTCTGTACTTGCTCATGTACCAGGCACGCAGTTGGTCGGCTATCTTCTTACGCTCTGAAGGGCTGACATTGTTCTGGTCGGCAAGAGAGTTGGCTCTTAGGGCAGCTTCAAGACTGCCGCCAATCTTCTTGTCGTCCATGAACACGCAATACTCCGTAAATATCCTGTTGAGCTGCTTGGCATCGCTGGCCTCCCCCTCTGTCTGGTACCGCCAGCAGACATTGTACTGGGCAGAGAGGAAAGAGCGGTTCATGCGATGATGGTCCGCCACGCCCTCTTCGTTCTCATAGATGATGCTGATACCTTCGCGCTTGCGTATCTTGCCAAGTTTGCACCATCCGTAGAACACGCGGAGCTTGCTCTTGGCTACCTTCTGCCTATCTTGAGAGTGCTTGAGTTCAAGCCTCTCCAGCTGGTCGTTGAGTATTGTGTTCATAACCATTTTATGAATTGTTGCGAATGTTTTCTACCTTTTTGCGGAATTTCTCGTCCCACGGATGGGCACAGTATGGGTACTCACTGTCGTAGCAATCATCTCTGTTGCAATATCCTTCATGTTCAAGAATGGCGTCACATATCTCAAACAAAACCTTGCGGTCAATTTTTACATATGTTTTCATGTCATATTCGCATATTTATTCTGTAATTCAATACTCTCTTCTCTGTTCATTTTCCACCTGGTACACTTTGAGTGTACAGGATAGATCGCACGTAAAGTGCCAAGCATATAATCTGGCACATCATCAATCCCTTCGGGAAAGTATTGATGGAATCGCATCTGCGCTTGTCCGTGTTCACACCGCTCTTTACTTGCGCATCTTTCATTTAAGCACCGCTTTACATAAGATACTCTATTCTTTTCCATAAATTAGGTCTTGTCGTGCTCAAAGATATTCTTTCTCAAAACCATCTGCGTCTGCCATGTATGGTTTGATTTGCAGAACTCTTGCCTTATTATATCTATAACGCATCGCTTGGTGCATTGCAGAATCTTTGTTCTCAAACACCATTGCATACACCGCATCAGGAGACCACCAAAACCGCTTTGTTAAATTGCGGTCTGTCAAATACAGCATTTTAACAACCGACTTATTCCTTCGAGGAGTTTGCACTACTACATATTTGCCAACATCACCCTTTCCAAAACGGCAATTTTTGGCTTCTACATACTCTGCTCTTTCGTATTTTGTATAAGGCTCAAAATCGAAGGGAAAGCTATCATCGTAGATTTCACTCAAATGTTCAGCTTCTGTTCCATACTCAATCATATCTATTCTCCTTTCATTATCAATATACAAGTTTCAAACTCATAGACGAACACCCACGGGTTCCGCTGCCATGTGCCCTTTCCGTTTACCCTGTCGATGAGGACGGCGAAACAATCACGGACTGGTGATAACTGGTAATAGCCGTACTTTGATTTCTTGTCTATAAACCGATGGGATTTTACCTTGTCATTTGGATTTCTGTCGATGTATGGGAAAACCTCAAAAAGTCCCTCACGCAGGCAGTCCTCGTCCGTGATGTCCTGCAACCGTTCCACACGGATGCCGGTGATTCGGATGCGGTGGGGCATGTATTCAGCCTTGACGAACATTTTGTTTGTCCATCCCTTTGAGTGTGTCACCTCGTCAGTTATCGCTTTCCAGTCAATACCTGACAGCGCAGGCCATCGCAATGTATTGTATGCTTGTGCAATGGCTAACTCATCGCCCACCTTGTAGGCTGGAAACGCACCATCGAGGCATGTACGCGAAGAGAACAACCATTCGCCTTTGTCTGTAACCTTTAAGAAATTAAGGTCATTTTCGCATAATGGGATGATGCGCCGCGTCATCGTCTTCTTTCCCTCCAATACGGCTTGCGTCAGTCCGTAGCGGTCGTTAAACATTATCTTCTTCATAGGTCAAAATAATTTTTTTTCTGGTTGGTAATTGTAAACTAAGACTTCCTTTCTAATTCCTTCTGGTAGTTTCATGGCTATTCCTCCTTTACTTTCCTGTCATTTTATGGTTGTAATCATCTCATTTATGCCACAACTCTTTTGGAGAGTAAAATGTTAGAGTGATTTTTTATGATGTTTCGTTTTCTACTATTGTATATGGCTTTTCAAGCCCATTCTTTTTGTCCCAGCGATGAAGGCGAGGACAGTCCACATTTGGAGTGCAGCCATGCAGATGTGCAAGAATGCCCTTCCTCTTGTCGTACTGTTCAATACAAAAATAATTTTTCTCACAGATACCGCCCATTTTTATGTGCTTACACTTCATCCTGAACGCCACACGCTCCGCAGGCTCTTCAATCCACCTGTGGCCGTATCTGTTCCGCTTCACGACATTCCATGTTATGAGCTGTTTCATAATTCAAATAAGTTAGGTTCTAATTGGTAATTGTAAACTAAGACTTCTTTCTTCCTTCTCGGCTGAGAAATAAGCGCAGGTATCATACATTTCTTTTCCATGATTGGTGTTTTCATACGCTTATGCAGCTTTCTTGAATAGTCTTATGTTCTTCTCAACGAGTCTCACAATCTGGTCATGGAACTTTGTTGAGCAGTTCTGCAAGCCTCTTGACTGAACTACTGCGAATGTCCTCAGGTCCAACTCTATTGTCTCTATTCTTTCACCGGTCTCGCGGTTTTTAGCAGAAAGAATTAGCGAAAATGCCTTCTTGTAATAGCCCATTGAGAACACGCAATGGTGCATGTGCCTTCCTTCTTCTGCCATCTCTGCAACAGACCGAATGACGGTAATCACAATGTCGTCATTGCCGAAGCAGATGCCAAAGAACTTGCCTTTCTCTTTCCTGTATGTTTCCTCATTGAGCATTGCCTCTTGTTCCTGACGCTTGCGCTCCTGCTCTGCCTTAATCCTGTCGACGCGGCTCGTATAGAGGTCGTGGGCTGCCTTGAGGTCAGCCGGACAGACATATTTGGCGTTGTGTGTGTCGAGGTTGAGGAACTGTAGGGCTTCTAACATGTCATACCACATCGAGGCATCCTTCACGATGTAGTGATTGCGGTTGGCAATTCTGATGGCATGGAAGAGATTGCGGGAAAGATTCATGATCTGCTTGTGAAAGGAGTCAGGAAAAGGCTGGACTCGGATACTCCTGTCGGCTTTCTTTTGTCCGGCGGGCTTGATTCGTCGCTTGTGTGCGGCGCAGCTGCGCGGATCCTGGACAAGCCTCTGCAAACCTTTGCGATCGGCATGGGT